GGCGGCTTCGGCAATTTCGCCCTGGATGTGGCCCAGGACGTCGCGCGCAGCGTCGCCGAGGCCGTCGATGCGGTCATGCGCGGCATCGGCAGCGGGCTCGCGACACTTGCCGGCGGAGTGTCGGCCGTCGTCCGCGGCATCGGCAGCGGCCTCAAGGTGCTTGCCGACGGGGTGACGGCCGTGGTCGGCGGAATCGGGCAGACCCTCGGCAGCCTGATCCAGGGCATCGCCGGCGCGGTCTCGTCGCTCCTCGGCGGCGTCATCTCGGCCATCGGCGGCGCGCTCGGTGGTCTGCTCGGGGGCCTGTTGGGCGGCGCGCCGACGCCCCCGCCCCGCGGATTCGCCCATGGCGGGCGGCCGCCGGTGGGCAGGGCGGCGCTGGTCGGCGAGGCCGGGCCCGAGCTGTTCCTCCCCGACGTTCCCGGCACGATCGTCCCTCACGGTGCCTTCGCGTAACTGCTACGTCCCTGAAGGCTTCACCATTACCACCCCATCGACCCGAGCCGCGCGGTGCGTCCGCGCGAGCCGTTCCACTCACCACCGGAAAGGAACCCGATCATGAGCAATTCACTTCGCGGCGAGGTCGAGGTCGACCTCATCGGCCGGACCTGGACCATGCGCCCCACCCTGCAGGCGATCCGCGAGACCGAGGACCGCACCGGCAGGGGAATCGCCGGCACCGTGCGCCGTTTCGCCCAGGGCGAGTTCGGTATCGACGACGTCTCTGCGTTGCTTCACTCTGGCATCAGGGCCGGGCACGATGAGGCTCCATCGTTCGCCGAGGTGCAGGGCGCCGTTTTCGAGGAAGGCTTCGACCGACTCGCGACCGCCGCCGCCATGCTCCTGCGCAACGCACTCGCCCCCATGCCGGGTGAGGCGGGCGAGCCGGGTAAGGAGGCCGGGGGTGTGCCGGGAAAAAAGCCGGCGGCGGCCAGGGGAAAGAAGAAATGATCCCGTGGCGGCGTTACATCCGCTTCGCCATGGGCGTTCTCGGCTTCCCGCCGCGCGAGTTCTGGGCCATGACGCTGGGCGAGTTCCACGAGGCGGTCGAGGGCCATGCCCTCGCTCACGGCATCCCGCGCCCGGCGCCGCCGCCGATCCGCGAGGAGCTCGAGGAAATGATGCGCCGCTTCCCCGATTGACAGCCGCCCCGCCGGCCCGCACACTATTCCCGCTTTGTTCGAAAGAGGGAGGGGATTGTGCGGCGACTGGTTGCGGTTACGGTACTCGCAGTGGGAGCGGCTCTGTCGTGGGTCTCGGTTCATGCGGCAAACGATGATCCCGAGGTTTCCGACTCGCAGGACTATGCAGACCCGAATGCGGCAATGGTCCGGGAGCTTCACGGAAAGGCGGAACGTGGAGACCGTACGGCGCAGACGATCTTGGGGCAAATCTATTTTGGCGGCCTTCTCGCTCCGCAAGATTATCTCGCGGCGGCGTGGTGGTTCCGCAAAGCTGCCGAACAGGGATCCTTCCTTGCGCCTTACAAGTTGGGTCTTCTGTACGAGAATGGTCTCGGCGTGCCCCGCGACCCGGCCAAGGCGGCGGGGTGGTATCGCGAGGGAGCAAAGAGCGGAGACAGGTAAGCACAATACAGGCTCGGGCGCATGAATCTCGAGGGGATCGGTATGCCACGCGATGTCGCCGGCGCCTATTGGTGGTTCCGCAAGGCGGCGGACAAGGATGACGGCGAGGCACAGTTTGCACTCGGCGAGATGTACGAGAGCGGCGAGAGTGTCGCGAGCGACATGGATGAGGCCATCCGCTGGTACTGGAAGGCGGCGGGCAACGCGGTGGAGGCGGCGAAGGAACGCTTGCGTGCATTGAACGAGCTCGGGGCCGGCGGTGACAGCGCGCAGTAGCCGCCTCGCGAGTAAGTTACGAATCGACCGATTGATGGGCTGATCAGATTGCTTCCCAGAATGCTCGCCTAACGGCCGCCAATAGGGCGATACGAGCGTTTTAACATTACTAACATCACGATACGCGGACGTGCCGTCCTCCTCGCGCGTGGCGATGGGCGAAGCGTACCCTGACCTCTGACATTGCCACTCATTAGGCGCGTGCCCGTCGCGGCCATTCGATCGGCAGCGTGATGGATGTACGGCTCACGGTCTCCCGTGGGAGCTCCTGTCTTTGAAATTCGAAAGGAACCACACACACCATGGCCAAACAAGGTGCGGTGCTAGCCGGCGAGATCGCCGATCTTCTGTTACCCGACCTGAAACAGGCCTTCGAGGAGTCTCTTGCAGAATTCGAGCCGGTGAGGGAAAGCCTCGGTCGATTGGACCAGGACATCACGGGATCCACGCTTCAGCGGGTAGCCGGTAACATCAAGGCCGCACAGATCGAGGTCGAGCGGATCGTTTTTCTCAACGCGAACGAGTTCGCGAAAATTTTCTTCGGTCCTTCGCTCAAGGATGAACTCGAAGACATCGAGAGATTGATCGGGTTTTGGGAGGAGGCTCTGCAGAGGAACAAGGACCAACTCGAACAGGCTCGTCGGGAGGGAATACCCGAAACCACACGTTCAATCCTCCGGGAGAACATTCTCGGAATTGAAAAGGATCTTGCGAAACTGGAAGAGAAGGCTGACCCAATTCGCGCGCAATTGGGCGAGCAAGGTTCCGGGGTCCGGGACATCAATCAAACGACAGAGCTGGTGTCGTCAATTGATTCTGTGGTCAATTCGAGTCTCACCTTCGAGGCGCTGGTGCAGCTGTTCGGCGAGGCGGTGGCGCGGATCGATGAGGCGTCGCGGCGGCTCGCCGACGTGGTGGACAGGCTGTTCGGCCCCGGCGGCGATGCGCCGGAGGAATCGGAACCGGGTTTCGAGCGCACGTCGTTCCACCCCGCCGGCGTCTCGGGCGGCGCAATGGCCCTCGCCCCGGCCGGCGCATCCGCCGCGCTCATGCCGGCGGACGAGAGCTTTGCCGCCGCCTCGCGGGCGGTTACCGTGTTCGTCGACGAGAGCGAGGGCGCGCTCGGGGAGTTAGGCGAGTTTTCCGAGCGCATGTTCGGCGAGTTGGGTGACGTGCTCACCGGCGTGCTCGAGACCGGCAAGCTGGAGTGGCGCGATTTCGCGCGCGTCGCAATCGACGCCATCGCCGACATCCTCGCCGAGCAGCTCAAGCTCCTGGGAGACGGCTCGTCGCCGGGCGGCGGGTTCTTCGATCTGCTTGGCGGGATTCTCTCGGGCGTGCTCGGCGGCGCCTTCGCCCATGGCGGGCGGCCGCCGGTGGGCAGGGCGGCGCTGGTCGGCGAGGCCGGGCCCGAGCTGTTCCTCCCCGACGTTCCCGGCACGATCGTTCCTCACGGTGCCTTGGGCGCGTTCGCCGGGGCCGGCGCCGCGCCCACGGTGATCACCAATTTCACCATCGACGCGCGCGGCGCCGAGCGCGGCGTCGAGCGCCGCATCGCCGAAGCCATGGCCCAGGCCGAGTACCGCATCTCCCAGAACGTCATGGCGCACATCCTCAACAACGCCCGGCGCGGCGGCGCCTTCGCGAGAATGTCGCGGCGTTGAGCGGGACTTGCCCCGACCTCCGGCCGCCGCCCGCGGGCGCGCCCGCAACCACTCCGAATTGACAGGTGCCACAGAAGAAGAGATCACGCGCCCGCCGCAGCATCGACTGGGCGGCGATCGAGGCGGACTATGGCGCGAATGCCGCGGTCCGCGTCCTCGCCGAGCGCCACGGCGCGAGCCCCGGAACGATCTGGCGGCGCGCGCGCAAGGAAGGCTGGACGCGCGACGATACTGAACCGGCCGCTTCGCAGCACGCCGCCACATCGCCCGCCCGGTCGGCCGCCGACTGCTCGCCCGACGAGCTCGCCCATCTGCGCGCGCTCGCGGTCAAGCTGCGCCGCCGGCTGGAGCGCGTGATCGACGGCGAGGCGCCCGGCGACGCGCTCGCGGGCGCGCGCGAGAGCCCCGCCGCGCTGCTCCTCAAGCTGTGCCAGATCACCGAGAAGATCATCGCCATCGAGCGCGGGCTCGCCGGTGCGCGCGCCCCCACCAACACCCGCATCAGCAAGGAAGATCATGACATCCTCGACCGTTTCAAGCGCCGCTACCGCGTGGGATGACGCCGATCGGCGCCCGCTTCCCGCACGCCGCGTCAACGGGTCCGCCATCGACGAGGCGCGGCTGCTCGACGCCGTGCTGCGCCAGGACCTCGCGAGCTTCACCGCCAAGGCGTTCCATACTGTCGACCCGGGGACGCGCTACCTCGACAACTGGCACATCCGCCTGGTCTGCGAGCATCTCGAGGCCTGCGCGCGCGGCGAGATCACCCGGCTCGTCATCAACGTGCCGCCGCGCCACATGAAGTCGATCTGCGTCTCGGTCGCCTGGCCGGCCTGGCTCATGGGACACGACCCGACGGCGCGCGTCATGGCGGCGAGCTACAGCCGTGCGCTCAGCGTCAAGCACGCGCAGGACTGCCGCCTGGTGGTCGGCGCGCCGTGGTACCGGCGCATCTTCCCCGGCGTGCGGCTGGCGGCCGACCAGAACGAGAAGCACAAGTTCGTCACCACCGCGCGCGGCCACCGCATCGCCACCTCGGTGGGCGGCAGCGCCACCGGCGAGGGCGCCGACGTGCTGATCGTCGACGACCCGCACAACCCGCGCCAGGCGGCGAGCGAGAGACAGCGCGCCGCCGCGCTCGACTGGTTCGACCAGACCTTCTCGAGCCGGCTCAACGACAAGCGGCGCGGCGTCATCGTGGTGGTCATGCAGCGCCTGCACGAGGCCGACCTCACCGGGCATCTGCTCGCCAAGGGCGGCTGGCGGCACCTCTGCCTGCCGGCGGAAGCCGAGCGGCGAACCGTGATCGACTACGGCGGGACGCGCGTGGTGCGCCGCGCCGGCGAGCTGCTTCATCCCGCGCGCGAGGGCCGCGCCGAGATCGCCCGCGCCAAGCGCGAGCTCGGCGCCTACGGCTTCGCCGCCCAGTACCAGCAGCGCCCGGCGCCGGCGGGCGGCGGCATCGTCAAGCTGGAGTGGTTCCGCCGCTACCGCACGGCGCCGGCCAACCCGCGCCGCATCATCCAGTCGTGGGACACCGCGCACAAGGCGTCGGCGCTCAACGACCCCGCGGTCTGCGGCACCTGGGCCGAGACCGACACGGGCTACTACCTGCTCGACGTCATGCGCCGGCGCATGGAGTACCCGGCACTGAGACGCTGCGCGACGGGTCTCGCCGAGAAGTGGTCGCCCGACGCCATTCTCATCGAGGACAAATCGAGCGGCCAGTCGCTCATCCAGGATCTGCGCGCCGAGACGGCGCTGCCGGTGATCGCCGTGCGCCCCGAGAGCGACAAGCTCACGCGCATGTCGAGCGTTTCGCCGGCGATCGAAGCGGGCCGGGTATTCCTGCCCGGACACGCAGCATGGCTCCCAGACTACGAGGCAGAGATGACAAGCTTTCCCAATACCGTGCACGACGATCAGGTCGACATGACCAGCCAGTTCCTGCGCTGGATCACCCGGCGCCCCGGCGCCGCCCCGCGCGCGAGGGCCCTGTAATGGGCATGATGATGGGCGTGCGAGACGCGTTCCGGGCGCTCTTCGTCCGTGAGCGCAAGGCATCGGCCGCGCGCCGGCTGATCGCGCTCGACCACCTTGGCCAGCCGGTCTGGACGCCGCGGCGCTTCGACGCGCTGGCCGATGAGGGATACCGGAAGAACGTCATCGCCTTCCGCGCGGTGAACGAGGTGGCCCAGGGCGCGGCCAGCGTGCCGTGGCGATTGTTCCGCCGTAACCGTGCGACGACGAGCGAGATCGCCGAGCACCCGCTGCTCGCGCTCATCGCCCGGCCCAACCCGCTGCAGGGCGGCCCCGCCTTCCTCGAGGCGGTCTACGCCTACCGGCTCATCGACGGCAACGCCTTCGTCGAGGCGGTGGCGCCCGAGGGTCGCCCGCCGATCGAGCTCTATGCCCTGCGCCCCGATCGCATGCGCATCATCGCGGGCAGCGCCGGCATCCCCGCCGCCTACCGCTTCAGCGTGGGCGGACGCAGCCGCGACTTCCCGGTCGACCAGGTGACCGGGCACTCGGCGATCCTGCACCTGAAGACCTTCCACCCGCTCGACGACTGGCACGGGCTGTCGCCGCTCGAGGCCGCGGCCTATGCGGTCGACCAGCACAACCAGGCGGGCGCGTGGAACCAGGCGCTGCTCCAGAACGGCGCCCGGCCGTCGGGCGCGCTCATGGTCCAGGGCGCCGGCGAGGGCGGCGGGGCGACGCTCACCGACGACCAGTTCGACCGCCTCAAGGGCCAGGTCGACGAGCTCTATACCGGCGCGCGCAACGCCGGCCGGCCGGTGCTGCTCGAGGGCGGGCTGACCTGGCAGGAGATGAGCCTGACGCCCAAGGACATGGACTTCGTCAACGCCAAGCACACCTCGGCGCGCGACATCGCCCTCGCCTTCGGGGTCCCGCCGCAGCTCCTCGGCATTCCCGGCGACAACACCTACGCCAACATGCGCGAGGCGCGGCTGGCGCTGTGGGAGGAGACCATCGTGCCGTTGGCGCGCCAGGTGGCGGCCGAGTTCAACTGCTGGCTGGCGCCCCGCTTCGGCGAGGGACTCGAACTCGTCCCCGACCTCGACCAGGCGTCGGCGCTCACGCTCAGGCGCGAGCGCCTGTGGGAGAAGCTCGGCCGCGCCGACTTCCTGACCGTCAACGAGAAACGCGCCGCCACCGGCTACGCCCCGATCGAAGGCGGCGACGTGCTGGGGTCGGCATCGAGAGCCTCCGGGACCGACCGGGGCAACACGGACGATCCATCGCAAGCGAAAGGAAAAAAGCCATGACCAACGAAAGCCGGGCCGAGGTCGAGATCACTCTCGACGGCAAGAAGTGGGCAATGCGGCCCACCTTCCAGGCGATCCGAGAAATCGAGCACGCGACGGGAATGAGCGCACCCAGATTGTTACGCCAGGTGATGGAGAGCGATGCGCGCGTCGATCACATCGCCCGGGTGGTGGCGATCGGCGTCAAGGCGGCGAACGACGACGCGCCCGGCTACGATCAGGTCGGCGACATCCTCATGCGTCAGGGCCTGAACGATGCGCTCGCGCCGGTGCTCGTCTTCCTCGGCAGCGTGCCGCTGGGAGAACGCGCAAAAAAACTCCTGGCGCCGCGGGGGACGACCAAGCGCAAGTCCCCTGGCGGCGCCTGATGGAGCTCGGTCTCGGGGCGATGGGCCTGGCGCTCCGGGACTTCTGGTCGATGACCATGCCCGAGTTCCGCGCCGCGCTCGACGGCTGGATGGAGGCGCGCGGCGGGCGTAACCGCCCGTCCGCCGCCATCACCCGCGCCGAGCTCGACGACATGATGCGCCGCTTCCCCGATTGACGCGGCCCCGGGCGGAACGCAGTATATTCGCGTTCCGTTCGGGGGTGGGGAGGCATCATGAAAATGCAGTCCGTTCTAGCCTTGGTTGCTCTTGCGCTGACGCTTGTACTCGCCGTTCCGCCGGCAGGCGTGGCGCAGGAGGAGTCGTTCTATGCCGGGCAGGTTTGGGACGAGCTTCCGCCTTCTACGCGGAAGCTCATAATCGGGGCTGAGGCTGGCGAGACGAGGGCCCAGAAATTTCTTTGCATGACGCACACGACGGGGGGCGGCGTCGAAGGATTGCAACCCGACGTGTTCCTGGCGTACTGGTGGTGCAGGAATGCCGCGGAACAAGGGGACGAGTTGTCACAGTCTCTTCTCGGCGGTTTCTACATGGACGGAGAGGACGAGGACGGCATTCCGAAGGATCTCCAAAAGGCCTATGAATGGAACCTTTTGGCTGCCCGCAATGGATCGTCACCATCACAATACGATGTGGGGAAAATGAACCGCGACG